AAATGGTTTTAATGTACCTCCGTTTTTTCCTTCCATAACTCTGTTTTTACATTGTAATTCCGTTGCGTTTAATTTCTAAACTTGGGTCTAATTTTTTCATTCGGTCAATTATTACTTGGCAATATTTTGGGTCTAATTCCATACCGTAACATTTGCGTTTAAGTTGGTGTGAAGCTACCATTGTTGAACCTGAACCAAGAAAAATATCTAAAATTAATTCATTTTCTTTTGAAGAATATGTTATTGCTTTGCTTAATAATTCAATTGGTTTCGGTGTAGGGTGGTCTTTGTCAAACTCCCTTTTACAATTCCATACATTAATATCAAGCATAGGATATTTATTGTCTCCTATAAATATAATTAACTCGTGTGCATTTGCAAATTTATTTAATGCTTGTGTTTGATATTCTTTATTCCAAACTATTACATTTTTTATTTTAAAATCAGAATTTATACAGGCTTCTCTAAAAAGATGAAAACACTTCCAATCATTGAAAATATATTTATCAGTATCTTTTGAATAAATATGCAATAAATTAAAAACATCTGTTAAAAATTGAATAAACTCGGTTTCTCCTAATTTATCATTTTCAATTTCTCGCATTTCTTCTTTTCTTTTTTTACTCCAAGTTCCTGACTTATATGCAATATTATATGGCGGGTCTGTTATAACGCAATCCGCTTTTTGTCCGTTCATTAGCTTTGCAACTTGGTCGCTATCTGTACTATCCCCACAAAGTAAACGGTGTTCGCCTATTTCAAATAAGTCTCCTAATACTATGTCCGTGTTTATTTCGTTTGGTATTTCGTAATCGTCTTCTTCTGCTTCTAATTCCTGAACGCTAACATCTAACGGCAAGTCTAAACCCCAATCCGTTAATTTGTCGGTGTCCCATTCATTCGCTAAAATATCCCAATCCCATTCTCCAAAACCTACGTTGTCTTTTACAATAAATTCGTCTTTTTGTTGCTCGGTTAAGTCTTCAGCTTTTAAAATAAATATCTCTTTTAACCCTGCTTCAATACAAGCTTTGTAACGCATATTTCCACCCAAAATAATATTGTTTTCATCTACAACTATTGGTCGTAGTTCTAACATTTGTGGAAACTCCTGAATAGATTTGACTAACTTTTTAAACTTGTCGTCTTTTATTAAACGTGGGTTTTTTGGGTTCGTCTTTATTGCGTTTATTTTAACCTTCTGCATTTTCTTCAGTTGTTGTTTCGTCTTTGTATTCGTTATAAATTGTTCGTATTTTTCCAACTAAATCACGTAAACAACTTGAACACGATGTTACTTGGTCGCGTCTATTAAATACTCTATTTGAAACTTGTAATAAATCTCTTTGCTGTTGGCTTGTTACTTGTTGAGTGTTTAAGCTAAAATAGTTGTCTAAAATTGTGTATTCGTCTTCAGTTAGACAATTAGGTTTTGCATACGGGAAAAGTTTGTTTAACTTTTCTTTTCGCTCATCGCATCCGCAGTCTTCACCTGCCACAAATTTAACAAGTTTATCAATTCCTGTTGCTTCTGTAATTTTCGCTACTGTGTCTCCCAGTCCTTTACTTTGTTTTTTCATTTTGTTTTTTTATTAGTTCGTAATCTTTATTTTTAAAGTCTTCGTAGTCTTCACCTACATTATTTTTAATTCGTCTTTTACAAGTTTTAACCGTGTTAAATATACTTGTTACGCTTATGTTTGTTTCACTACTTATTTGTCTTAAACTTTTATTCGTGTTTTTGTACAGTTCAAATAATTGTTTGTCGTACCAATGCCAACTATTACATTCTAAATCTATGTTGTTAAGTAAATCGTTGTAAGCGTTGTTTTCTTCTTCGTTGTTTTCTTCTGCTAAATTAACAGCGTCTTCTATACTTATAAATTTGATTTTGTTGTTTTTGTTCAAGTGTTGTAAAAATGTATTCTTTAAAGCAAAGTACATATACGCTTTATTTATTTGTTCGTCTTTAAATAGTTTTTCTTCGCTGCTCCACTTCATAAGCATAATATAAGTTTCCTGTACGATGTCTTCAGCAAAAAAATATTCGCCAAATGAATTAACTATTTTAACCCAGTCTTTATGATGTTTTGCAACTTTTGCTATCCATTCCAATTTTACATTGTTTAATTTCTACGCAAATATATGTTTATTTTTTAAACAATAACAAAACGAATTTATTAACAAAAAGTTGTTTATAACAAAAAACGCAGTCGTTAAACTGCGCTCTTAATATAATTGTCTATTTTTTTTAACGTTGAAAGTGAAACGTCTTTGCCTTCTAAAAAGTTTGTAAGCTGGAAAAAGTGGAACTTGTTTCCGTTGTCTTGTATTTCCTTTACTATGCTGTTTCGTGTTTTAAACGCTAAAATCTTTTTTACTTCAGTTCGTAACTGCTCGTCTTGTATGTACATTTTAAAATAATTTAGTTTGTGCGGTGTGGTTGTTTATTCTTTGTATTGCCTTATCAAAATACTCTTTGTCAAGTTCACAAGCTGTTAAATCAAAGTTGTAATCGTGGCAGGCTATAGCTATTGAGCCACTGCCTAGATGAGTGTCTAGTATTTTGTCTCCAGGCTTTGCGTATTTGTCTAAAATCCATTTGTAAAGTAATATAGGTTTTTGTGTAGGATGTATTCTATTTGCTCCACCCATACCACTCATATCATATTGTCTTGTAGCTTTATCAAATGAAGTCCATGCAAGTTCCCCATCTGCAAATGTCATACCTTTTTGTTTAAACCAAAATATCCAACCCTGACTTGGTTTTAAAAATTCAGTAAAATAATTACCACCCCAAATAATTTGATTTTTAGATACTCTTCTTAACTCATCAAAATATTCTTTTGTAGGTATTGAATTATCCCAATCTTTCCGTTCCCATTTTTTAAACCCGCTACTTTTAGGCATACCACCACTATGTAAGCGATTAATCCCATAAGGTGGATCTACAATAGCCAAATCAAAATACTTATCAGGGTAACGTGCCATTAACAACATATTGTCTTCGTTAGTAATTTGTATTTTGTCGGTTACTTGCATCAAAAAGGTAAGTCATCGTTTGCTTCAAGCGGTTTGTTTTCTTGTTCCGTTTTTACATACGGTTCACTAAAACTTGCGCTAAAAAATTTAACTCCTTTTGCTGAAGTCTTAAGCCATAACGCCACTTCCATTTCTTTGTTGTTTACTAAAACTTTTCCTTTGTAGTCTGGGTGATTGTCCGCTTTTTTGTTGTCGTTCTTAAAAATTGCACCTGTGTTGTTTCTTGTTTCCATTTTTTATTTGTTTTTATTTGTTTCTAATTTACATTTTAATACTTGTACTTCTCCTTTTAAAAGTTGTATTTGCTGATTAGCTTCTTTTAATTGGTATTCGTGTCTTTGTATTCTTTCTTTATACCTTACATAAGTTGCTATTGCGTCTTCGTATCTTTTTAATATTGTTTCAATTATTTCATTTTGCATAGTTTATTTGTTTAATTTATATTCGTGTTTAAGTCGCTCCAAGTAAAGAACAAAGTCCATTGCTTCTTCTTGTGCGTGTGTAAGCCATTCTAACGTTGTTAAATCAGTTCGTTCTAACGTTGTCTTGTACTTCTTCATTCCTACTTCTGAACGTTCTTTAAAACGTGCCATAACGTTTAAAACGTTTTTGTCTTGTATTTGTATGTTCATATCGCCCAAGTTATAAATTTGTAAATACCAACGGCAGCAAAGCCGTAAACAATTAAAGTTAAAATAATTGCTATTGTTTTTTCTTTCATATTGTTTCTATTAAATTGTTAAAATAAATTCTTGCTTGTTCTACTTTGTTTTGTATTTCCCAAATAACTGTTTCGTCACGTTCTATTTTAAAAACTTTTACTTTCGTGTTTTCGGGCAAATGGTCGAAGTTATGCTTTTTTTCTACGTATTCCCTAATTTCTGCGTCTTCGTCAATTTTAAATTGTTTCCAATGCTCCCTGCGTATTTCGTCTTCAACAATTAATAAAGGCGTGTTGACTAAACAATAACATAACAACGCTTCAGTTTTTCCTGTTAACCACATATAACCCTGTAATTGAAAAAAATAATCTTTTGTAGGTATTTCAGTTTCAAAAAACGGAAACGTGTGAGCTTCGTAACTGCATTTAATATCAAGTAAAATTTCATTCGTGTTTACGTCTGGCGTTCCTGTAATCCATTCGTTTGCAAAATGTTCTTCGTTCTTAAAAATAAAACCTAAACCCAAAACATCATTTACTAAACTAATTGCTTCGTCTTCGCATTGTAGACCTTTGTCCGTGTAACGTGAACTAAATTCTTTTTTAATTCCAAACTTTTCTTCTAAAACAAGTTCTTGAATATACGACTGCGCTGTTTTGCTTAATACTTCGGTCTTGTTGCGTGGAGCGGTCATTAACCGCCCCAATGCTGAACAACGTATTTTCATACTGCTAAAATTTTAATTTGTGCAGGTGTTAACGCAAAGTTTGTAATTAAGTCGTTTACTGAATATTCTCCTTTGCTAATTGCGTCAATAGCTTTTTGAAAACGTGCGTTGTCTATTGTTGGTTTTTTAAGTTCGTGTTTTACTTGTTCTCCAGAAGCGTCTAAATCTTTTTCCGTCACAATTCCCAAAATCGAACTCAAACAATACCTACGAAAATATGTACATCCGCTTCCGAAACTTTGGTATAAATTCATTTGCTTCAATTCAACCTGTGGAATAAGCGTTGAGCTTTCCATACTTTCACCGCTTTCAACGTGAAATAAAATAGTTGCTAAATAGTTTTCGCCATCTTTTGAATTAAGAAGTTGAGTAAACCCTAAACCGTGTTTTTTTAGTAGCGGGTTTATTACTTCTAAAATCTTTGGTAAGTCTGCGTAGGTGTAGCCGTAACCTTGTGTTGCTTTGTGAATAACAGGAACTTCTTGTTGGAAGTCTGCTAATGCTTTAAATAAATGTTTCATAGTTAATTAGTTTAAGTTAAATTATATGCGAATATACAAACTTTTTATAAATAAATCTAATAAAATTAAAAAAGTTATTAACAATTTAGTTTTAATATATGTTAATGCAAAATTATTTGCGTTTTTAATTCAGAAACACTTAACACGTCGTTAATTTTGTTGTTGTCTATCTCATATAAATCAGTAAAAGTCTTAAATGTTGTACCATTTGCTCTAATTCTCGTGCTTCCTTTTGAATAATATTTTCTTTTTTGTTTAAACAATTCCTTGTCTATCCAACCACAAATAGTTAACTCCTGTGTTTTTTTATTGTAACTGCAAAAAATGTAAATATCGGTGTTAAAATAGTCCTGCAATTTTAAAAAATTGTTAGTGTAATCACTTCTAACATCACACGTTCTTCCCATTGTCTTTACGTCAATTTTATAATTAAAAAATTCGATGTCAATTCCACCGTCAAAACCTGTAGCACCATCAACATACCCTTGTTTAAACAAATTCATCACAACACTTTGACCTATAATGCCTGTCAATTGCTGTTCCTTATTTCCATTAGCTTCTTTTCGCTTACCAAAATTATATAATTCAATTTGATTTTTACAATGATTTATTATTTCGTCACTTACCTTAACTTTAAACATCTTTTATCTTTTGTTTATAGGTTGCAATTATTTCTTTTAATTCGTCTTTTGTCCATTTCTTTGTTTCGTGTGCTTTGCCCTGAAGCTCCATTAATCTTTGCGCTCCTATTCGTTCTTTTATGCCTATTTGATAGTTTAACAAGTTACCGCTTAAATACGTGTTACACGCTTCGCATTGTAGGTGTACGTTGTCTTCATCAAACCTTACGTTTGAGTGTCCGCCTTGCGAATAATAGTGTCCTGCGTTTTCTTTTTTACAAGGTTTGTTGCACGATATACAATTTAGTCCAGCGTCACGAACACGAATAAATTTATTGAATACCTGTTGAGCAATTTTTAAATAGTCGTTTGCTGTTTTTAAGTCTTCAACCATTCGTTTTTTTTTCTTGTTCCATTCCTTTAACTTTTGTATTTCAACCATTGCTTTTATACATTCGTTTTTTAAACAAAACTTTTGCAAGGTGTTAAACGGTGTAAATTCTTCTTTGCAGTTAAAACATTTCTTCGTTGTCTTCATAATCAAAAATTGATGTTTGGTTAATATTTGATTTTTGTATTATACCTAATGCAGTTTCAAGTATTGTTTTTCCTGCTTCATAGTCTACTAAATTACGAGCCATTTTTCTAATGTCTTGTTTACCTTTGTATTTTCTAAAATCATAATCGTGATATATTGATAACCTATCCACTATGTCTTTTGATTTTCCTCTTGATAAATCTGGGTTTTTTCTTTTATTTATATTATTAGGTAAAATAAAATTAGTCCAATACAAATGTCTACCTCTTTCTTGTGCTTTTATTAAAGGTTCGTAATAAGGGATAACGTTTTCTACGCAAAACTTTCCTTCAAACCAATTTTGTAAAAATATTATTTCTTCATAAAGTTTCATATCAGGATATTTCATTTTCCAAACTTTATTAGTTTTCATTGAAAAATTAAATCGTGAATGACTTGGACAAGGTGGTGAACTCCATATAAAATCGAACTCTTTAAAGTGGTCTAATAAGTATTGGTGTGCATCTGCAACTATCACTGTGTCGTTAGGAAATCTCTCTTTATAAAGTCTTGCTGCTTCGGGGTCAAGTTCTACTGCCGTTACTTGTATTTCTGCTACTTCGTCCCATTTGTATCGGTTACCACCTAAACAAGCATATAAGTTTAATACTTTCATAATTCCATATTGTTAAGTTCAATTTGTCTTTTAAAGTTTTGTATTTCTTGTTTTTGTTCCAAATTTAACCGCTCTAAATTAAAGTTCATTTGTCTTGAAGCTCTAAACTCTTTTTCTAAAGTACCATAAACAACCATTGCTTTTTTTATTTCGTGTAAACTTTGTTCCATTGAACTTAATAAATCGGTTCGGTTTGGATGTTTCGTTTTTATGTCTTCAATGCTTACTTGAAGTTTTAAACAAGTATGGTTAAGATTTATTCTACTACTTAATAATTCAAGTTCCATTTTAAAATATATTTAAGTTATTTTTGCTTTGCGGTCTAAATTCTGAAATTACGTCTTTTCCGTAAACTTTAAATCCAAGTCCGTAATTGTATTCGCAATAAACAGGGTCGTTAAGTCCTGTATGTTTTCCGCCTGTGTCTATGTCTTTTATTTTTTCAGTAGAAACCCAAGTAACAAACTTCATAACATCGTGCTTTATTAGTCTATGAATAACAATCATATCGTCGCAACGGTTTGTAAATGCTTTACCGCCTTCAACGTGGTCTTTTAACGGTGCTTTTAAATGTCCTTTAAAGTCGCCTTCAGTATAAACGTTTGTACTTCTTCCGCTTTCAGTATTCGGGTGCGTGTTTATGTAAATTGTCATTCCTGTTTTGTTTACAAATTGTCGTGCTGCGTTCATAAAATTGTAATTGCCTTCGTAAGTCATATTGCGGTCTAAACCTGTAAATGGGTCTATTAGTGCAACATCACAACCGCTTTGCTCAAATATGTTTAACAAGTCTTCGGGTTTATGTAATTTGTCGTTTTTAACAAAAGTAAAAAATTGTTCTAAATATGCAGAATAAACTTTTATTTCATCGTGTGTTAAATTCTTAAAATTTATTCCTGAATACATTTGAACCAAGTCGCGCAAAATTTGTCCGTGTTGATTTTCGCCACTCCAAATGATAAACTTTAAATTGTGTTTAAGTGCAAGTGCTAAAAAATACCAATTAACCCAATAAGTTTTACCAACGTTGTCGTGTCCTAAAATTATGTTTATTTGTTTACGCTTAAATTTTAAATATTCATCTAAACCGTTTCCAAGTTCTAAACCGTGTTTTATTTTACCGTCTTTGTAGTCCAGTAAGTATTGAAGTGCTGAACCGCTTTTATTTAATAAGTCCATATTTTCTTGCTTTTAATTCTTCAGGTGAAATACCTTCGGATGTTGGTTCGTTTTTTTGTAGCCATTTTTTAGCTGTTAAATATAAACTTTTGTATTTCGTGTTTCCTTTGTAGTTTTCAATGTCGTTTAAAATACTATCAATTTGTTGTTTAGAATACTTTTCTAATAGCTTGTTAAATTCATCGTTTGTTAAAATTAAATTAGCGAAGCGCCTATATATATTTATTACACTTACATTATCATTAACATTTACAGCTATGTTTGCTATCGGTTTTATGCGTTTGCTATCGTTTGCTATATTTTGCCATCTTTTTGTTGCTCCTGCTATTCCTGCTTCACTTCGTTTTTGTTTCTTGTCGTCCCATTTTAACAAGTCACGTTTTAAACTTTGTTTAATAGGTTCAAAAGCAATTTCAGTTATTAAGTCTTTACATTCTGGGTTTTCATCGTTTACATACTTTAAAATATGCTTAAACAAAACCCCCGCTTGTTCGTCTGTTAATTTTTCTATTGTATGTATTATGTCACTATACAATATAAACCCTTTTTTTTCTTCTGCCATAAAATAAATTTAATAAAAAAACCCTTATTCAATCCGTTGCGTCTAACTTCAACTTCATAAACAAGGGTTGTAAAACCTTTTGTACTTATAATGTTAGACGAGTACATTTGCAAATTTAA